GCTTCACAGACACCCCCTGTTTTTTTTGGGGTTTTTCCAGGGTAGGACCTGGCGGGATGGGAACCTATGAGAAGTAAAGCAGCAGACATAGAAGCAGACTTAATGCTAGAAAAGCTGGAAGGGGTAAGACCCTGGAACCCAGCAGAACGTCTGGCCCTAAACCAGGTCCGAGAGCATGTAAGAGACTGGCTAGAAGCCAAAGCTATTCTGGAGAGAGACGGTTTGATTTGCGAAGGGTCCCAGGGTCAACCTGTCCCGCATCCCGCGCAAGCTATGAAGGTAACAGCAGCGGATAGGGTTTCTAGGTGGTTCCGCCAGCTGGGACTTTTGGACGAAGCTACAGAAGAGCTGGACAGCTTGGACAGTGAAAAGAAAAAGCTTCTTGGATTGTGAAGCTCCAACAAATCTAGCTGGCTACGACCCGACCACAGACGCTAAGGGATTTGTCTTCGACCAAGAGAGAGCTACGAAAGCTGTAAAATTCTTTTCCCAGTTTTTGAAGCATCAAAAGGGTTTTAAAGCTGGGGAAGCTTTCGAGCTTCTACCCTGGCAGACAGACCTTTTGGCTACGATTTTTGGCTGGGTAGACGAAAAGGGTCTTCGTCGTTACCGGCGGGTATGGTTGGAGATACCAAGAAAAAACGGCAAATCTACCCTTAGCTCTGGTCTTGGTTTGTATCTGCTTTTCGGGGACGGGGAACAATCCGCCGAAGTCGTTAGCGCAGCTGGCGACAGAGAACAGGCTGGTATCGTTTTCGACGTAGCTAAAGGTATGGTCCAGGGGGACCAAATGCTTTCCAAGCTTGCCAAGGTGCTTAGACGGGAAATCCGATACGAGCGGACTGGTTCCGTTTTCCGGGTCATTTCTTCGGACGCTGGTACTAAGCATGGCATGAACCTAAGCGGACTCATAGCAGACGAAGTACACGTTTGGCCAAACCGGGATTTATTCGACACTCTCCATACGTCTATGGGGGCCAGGTCTCAACCACTGTCCATTTGTATTACGACAGCTGGACACAGCAGAACGTCCATAGCTTGGGAACAGCACGACTACGCTTTAAAAGTCCGGGATGGGACAATTAAAGACCAACGGTTTTTACCTGTGGTTTACGCAGCTCCAGAAGGCTCAGACTGGACGAAACCGGAAACCTGGGAAGCAGCTAACCCAAGCTTGGGCGTTTCGATATCCAAAGATTACTTAGAGCAGGAGTGCCAAAGAGCTAAAGAAGTCCCAGGGTATGTAAATACGTTTTTACGACTCCACCTAAACGTTTGGACCGAACAAGAGACCCGGTGGCTTCCTATGGACAAGTGGGACGAATCCGGGGAAACCCAGATAGAAGCCGAAAAGCTCCGTGGGCGAGAATGCTGGTTAGCTCTCGACCTTGGTTCTACCCAAGACACTACAGCTCTAGTAGCTGTATTCCCAGAACCGGACGGAAGCGTAAAGGTCTTACCCTGGTTCTTCCTTCCCAAAGAAAACATAGAAAACAGGGAAAGACGGGACCGTTTGCCCTATAGGGCTTGGGCTCACGAAGGGTACATACAGCTTACGCCAGGAGTGGTTACGGACTATGCGTTTGTAGAAGCGAAGATTCTGGAGCTGGTCGAGATGTTCCAGGTAAGGGAAGTAACGCTGGACAGGTGGAACGCTACAGATATTTCTAACCGTCTAGCTCAGCAGGGCGCGCCGATAACTTGGATGGGACAGGGTTACAGGTCTTTGTCTGGACCGTCTAAAAGATTGGAAGAGCTGGTCCTGTCTGGAAAGCTTTTACATGGTGGGCATCCGATCCTTAGAGCCCAAGCTAGCCAGGTACGGGTAGAGTCCGACCCAGCTGGAAACATCAAGCCAACAAAGAAAGCTGCTGGGTCCCGTCAAAATTCCGAAAGAATAGATGGAATTGTGGCCTTAGTTATGGGGCTGGGTCGTCTGATGGATTCGAACGACATACCAGACGACGCGAACGAGGTCTATTCCGAACGGGGTATACGATGCCTATAAGTAATTGGTTCCGAAGAACAAACGTACAAACCGAGCAAAGACACACCTTTAAACAGCCAGATAAATGGTCTTTTATGGGCAGTCCGTCCGTAGCTGGGTTGGACGTAACGGAACAAAGCGCGCTGGGTCTGTCGGCTGTTTACTCTTGCGTTCGTATTATTTCGGAAAGCTTGGCAGCTCTTCCCCTGGTTACCTACAGGAATACCAGGGATGGAAGACGTAGAGCTACAGACCTTCCCATTTACGAGATACTCCACGATCAAGCGGACGAAAACCTGTCTGCTTTTATGCTTATCGAAACCATCGTTTCCCATGCCTGTACTTATGGAAACGGGTATGCCTACATTTCCCGTAACAGAGCTGGCCAGGTAACAGGTCTAACTCCTGTAGATCCAAGTACGGTCCAGGTCAAACTTACCGAGTCTGGACGGGTAGCTTACGAGGTCAATACTGGACAGTTCCAGGGGGCTTGGAGCTCCGAAGAAGTCCTACACGTTAGAGCTCTGGGACCTTTGGGCTTGGTCGGTTATTCGCCAGTTGGATTGGCAAAACAGACTATCGGTTTGGGCTTGGCTTCTGAAAGATACGGCGCGGCTTGGTTTGGTAACTCTGGTACTCCGTCTGGGATTCTTTCCGTACCAGGTAAAATGTCGGACGAAGCTTTCCAGAATCTTCGAAGGTCCTGGGAAAAGCTACACAGGGGATCGGCCAATTCCGCCAGGGTAGCTCTTTTGGAAGCTGGGGTAGAATTTAAGCCTATCTCTGTTACTCCAGAAGACGCACAGTTTCTAGAGACCCGGCGTTTCCAGGTAGCAGAAGTAGCTCGGATTTTCCGGGTTCCGCCATCCATGCTGGCTGATTTGGAAAACGCAGGTAGCTACGGGTCCATTGGAGAGCTTAACCGGGCTTTCGTGGTCCATACGCTTACCCCTTGGGCTAGGCGTATCGAGTCCGAAATCCGTCTTAAGCTGTTGCCAAGCTCTGGCGAGATTTTTACAGAGTTCCAGTTTGACCATCTGCTTCGGGGCGACTTGGAGAAACGGTTTGGAGCTTACCAGGTAGCTAGACAAGCTGGCTTCCTGTCCGTAAACGATATCCGTAAAATAGAGAATCTGGACCCTATCGGGGAAGTTGGAGACCGTTACCTATCTCCGTTGAATATGGAAGCTCTAGCCCCTGGCCAAGAACCAGCTAGCCAAACGGAAGCTATGAGCGAAGCTAGAGCTTTAGACGACGTTTCCGTTTCTGCACTCAGAGAAGAAGCTAGAGCTAAGAGCCGGGCCAGCTGGCTTACGGCTTTGGAAGGTATCGCAGAAGACGAGAAGCGAGCTGTCCTGGCACAGCTCAACAAAGACGGTAGCCAGCTGGATAGCTGGGCGAAACGCTGGTTCGACCAGGATTACCAACGCTTAGCTTTTAGAAAAGTGCTACCAGCTCTAGACGAGCTGGCGGAACAGGTAAGACTTTCCGTACAGAAGGAAATCGGTAAAGACCCAGGGTCGGAAACTTTAGCTGGCTTGGAAGATATCGCTAGACGATTTGCTACCAGGCGAGCTGCTAGGTCTAGGGCTTCCCTAACTGGCGCGGAAGATAAACGCGCAGCTGTGGATACTTGGGCCAACGAGCATACTTCTGGCATTATCGAAGACGAACAACGCAGAGCAGAAGGGGCATTGGTACTTGAAGCTTTTAAACGTGCTGGAGTCCCTGGGGTTACTTGGCGTTCTGGAGACGCTGCTAGCTGGAGCTTGGAAGGTAAGACTGTTAAGCCTGGGGATTTATTTGTTTCCAGGGGAGAAGTAGTAACTAACTCAGATGGACGAACCTACGAAGCCAGGACAGACATTAGACATACACCCCTTTTAACTGGGGACGAGAGTTACCTAGTAGCTAAGTTATGAGTACAGACTTTCCAAGAGCTGGCGACGACGAAGCTATAAGGCTTTCGAATTCGAGATTCGAAGTTTTCCCCCATGCGTTCGCCAGGGAGCTTAAAAGAAGCTTCCCAGATATCTGGTCTGCTGGTGGGAACATTCGCGGTAACGAAGCTTTCGAGCTTTGGAAACGTGCTAACCGTGGTGTAACTTCGCCAGCTGTCCTGGATTGGATCAAAGAAAGAGAATCCTGGTCTGCGCGACATTTCGAAGACGGCGCACAATTTAACGACCGGGATACCAAACCTAACCTGTCCAATGTTGCCGGGGTAGTTGCTCAAATCAAATGGGGAACCGTAGGGACTCTTGGCCGGGCTCGAATGATTGAGGTAATTAACGAGCTGAAAGAAAAACAGGAAGAGCGGGTAGCTCTTGAATCTATCCAAGCTGGCGACCTGGTTACCTGGCGTACTCGAAAAGGGATTTACCAGGGAGTCGTAGACCAGCTGGTTACAGAAGGTACGGCTAGCTTTGGGGAAGAAAAGCTGGAAGTAGAAGAAGTCGGGCCAGTAGCTTTGGTAGAAATCCTAATACCAAACGAAGACGAGCTAGAAGAAACCGGGCGAGTGGTCGGGGTTCCTATTTCCCAGCTTACGGTTACTGGAGAGCTTGAAGCCAGACAGCTTTCTGGGAGAGTTTTAACAGCTTTGGAAAACAAGCTGGAAGAACATAACGAAGAACACGGGGACGATTCCAGGAAGAGAGCTACGCTTTCCATGCTGGAAGAAGTCTTTAAACGTGGCGTAGGTGCTTATAAGGGGAATCCGTCTAGCGTTAGGCCGAATATACCTAACGCGGAAGCTTGGGCTTTTGCCAGGGTAAACGCTTTCTTGTATGCCCTAGCTAACCTTAAATTTCGTCGGTCCAAGTTCGATACCGACCTTTTACCTAAAGATCACCCACTAAGCACGAAGGGCGAAGACATGGAAGAAAATAGAGCTAGAGTAGGCGTGGACCAGTACACGACAGAAGCCGAAGCTAACAGGCGCGCAGACGCTTTAGGCTGTGAGGGTTCCCATGAAATGACCGTGGACGGGGACGTTATCTTTATGCCATGCAATACCCACAGTGAGTACGAGAGACTTACAGACGGAGCTAGCCAGCAGGAAGAACCAGGGCTTCACGGTTACGGAAATCGAACACAAGACCCTAAAAACTTCGAGCGTAGAGCTATCCAAGACTTGGATATCCAGGGAGAAGGCGAGCTTCCTAAAATCGTTGGTTACGCTGCGGTCTTCGATTCGGAATCTAGAGACCTTGGAAACTTTACGGAAGTTATCAAGCCTGGAGCTTTTAACAGAGCTCTGGACGAAAACCAGGACGTAAGAGCTTTCGTAGACCATGACGCTTCTAAGATTCTTGGCCGTACCAAAGCTGGGACGTTGGAGCTTACCCAAGACGGGGTAGGTCTTCGGGTCGAGATTACCCCCCCAGATACGACCGTTGGAAGAGATACCGTAGAGTCTGTTAGACGCGGGGATTTGGACTCTATGTCTTTTGGCTTCGTAGTTCGAGAAGACGACTGGTCCGAAGTGGAAGGTAGAGCTGTAAGAGAAATCCGCGACCTGGACCTACACGAAGTTTCGCTAGTAAGTTTTCCAGCTTACGAAGAGACGAGCGTAGCTGTCCGTCGTTTGGACAGACAGCTTAACCGTAGAGACGGTGGAGCTCCGGTAGACCTTCTTCGTCTTCGGATTCGTATCAACGAAAACAGATAACCGAACAAGACTCCATCCGGCCCAAGGGTTTGGGGAAACTCTCCCTTGGGTTTTGTTGGAAAGAGTGCGTCTGCTGACGCGGTGGCCAGCTGGTCCAGCTCTTCCCGCTACAGGTGTTCCAGGCTTTCGACCTGGTGCGCGCTGCTTTTTTTTGTATTACACCCAAACCCATAAGGGGAAAAAATCATGCGTAAAGTTCACGACATGAAAGAAAAACGGGCCGCGCTTATCAACGAACAGCGGTCAATCCTGGACGCGGCGGAAGCTGACGGACAATCTAACCTTACAGCAGAAGCTACCGAAAAATTCGAAAACATCGAATCGGAGCTTCGAAGCCTGGAAGATTCCATTAGCCGAGAAGAGCGAACCGCGAAGCGGGAAGCTGAGCTGGCTAACGTTACTATCGACGCTGAAGTAGAAGCCCGCGACGTTACCGTGGATTCTGTCGAGTATCGGGACGCTTGGCATAAAAACTTGCGTGGCGAACGGTTGAACGAAGCCGAAGTTCGAGCTTTGTCTATTGGCACTGGTACTGCTGGTGGTAACCTTGCTACTACCCAAGTCGCGGCTGCTATCTCCCAGCTTCGGGAAGAGCAAAACTTTATGCGACAAATCGGGACCGTTATTAGCGTTGACCAGAAAACGGCTTTCGCTACCGAGACCGATATTGGAGCTGCAGCTTACGGCGCAGAAGGTGCTAGCATTTCCGAATCGGACCATGCCTTTGGCCAAGTTACTTTTAACCCCGTCCGGCTTGGTCGGATTATGAAAGTTTCCGAAGAGCTCCTGGGTTACGCTGGTTCTCCGTTTAGCCCACAAGTTTTGGAAAACTACATTTCTAACAGCTTCGGGCGTAGCTTCGCAGAAGCTGAGCTGGCAGCTTTCCTTACTGGTAATAACTCAAATGCTCCACGGGGCATTTTTGACAATGCGACTAGCTCCATCACTGCAGCAGCTACCAACGCTGTTACGTCTGACGAGCTTATCGACCTTTATTACTCTGTCGCTGTCCAATACCGTACGGCTCCTTCTGCTAACTGGATCATTTCCACCGAAGCGGCCCAGGCTATTCGCAAGTTGAAGCACAGCAGCGGTACTAACTCTTATCTTTGGACCCCTGGTCTTGGTGGCTCTCCAGATACTCTTCTGGGCCATCCTGTCTACGAGTCCGCTAAAGTTGACGATATGGCTGCTACCAAGAAGCCTATTCTCTTTGGTGATACCAGTTATTATCAGATTGTGGACTTCGGCGGTTTCGAGTTTACCCGTCTGGACGAGCTCTTCGCAGCTAACGGCCAGGTCGGTGTCCGGGGTATCGCGTTTAACGACGGCGAGCTCTTGAATACTGCAGCTTGTAAGGTAATTACCCTGGCATCATCCTAAAAGCTTCTAGCTTTTGGACTTCTCTTGGGGGGGGGCTTTTGCCCCCCCCTTTGTTAGTTCCGAACAAGTCTTATGGAGAAACCTTAATGGCTTTAGAGCTAGACCCACACCGCTACGGTTTGCAACAAACTACGGCTCCAGGAGCTGTAGCTGTCCCGACTTCGGACGCTAAAGCTTGGCTTCGCGTTACCAATTCCGACGACGATACCGTTATTGCAGCTCTGGTGGCCAGGGCTACCCAGTATGTAGAAAATGAGACCCGGCGACAGCTGGTTAACGCATCGTGGACGATGAAGCTGGACAGCTTCCCGCATGGGTCTTTTATCCATTTCCCGGTGGCTCCCCTGCAGTCCGTAACCAGTATTTCTTACCTGGACGGGGACGGAGCTAGCCAAACCTTACCGACTAGCGTTTATGGGGTAGATACGACAACAGATCCAGGGAGAATCTTTCTCAAGTCCGGCCAAGAGTGGCCAAGTACCCTAGACCAAGCTAACGCTGTTTCTGTGGTGGCTGTAGCTGGTTACGGGTCTTCTGGGTCTGATGTGGCTCCAGGTCTTCTACAAGCTGTGCTAATGCTTACAGCTCATTTCTACGAACACCGGGAAGCTGTAGACCCCAGGGGGGGACAGTTTGGAGAAGTCCCGCTAGGGGTCCATAATCTGATCCAACAGTTTTACCTAGCTAGGGCGTACTGATGCGGATCGGGCGGTTACGGCATAGGGTCCAAGTCCAAAACCCAAGCATGGCTACTAACGGCTTTGGGGAAAGAACGGCCAGCTATACCACAGCGGAAACCGTTTGGGCAGCTATTGAACCCTTCCAGGGTACAGAGCTCCAGGACGCGAACCAGACCAAGGGACGTATAACCCACAAAATCTTGGTCCGCTACAGCTCCAACATTACCACTACGTCCAGACTGGTATACGAGTCTAGAAACTTCGAAATAATCGAAATCCTTAACCGTCTGGAGCTAGACCAAGCTCTAGAGATTAGAGCTAGGGAAATGGTCTGATGGCTGCTAAATCTTTGTCTGCTTTGGCTTCTAGACCTACGGCCCCAGGGCTTGGCGGTACTGCTGCGCTCAACATTGGACTTAGTACAGACCTGGTAGGTGGTGCAAATCTCGACAAAGCTTTTAAGCTGTTGGAAGGTAGGGCGATAGAAGGCGCGGTAAGGATGACATACCGAAGAGAGCTTGGGGAAATGAGAAGCACAGCCCAAAGCTTTGTATCTGTTGACAAAGGCCATACACGGGAACAAATCCAGTTTTCGATTAAGGGAAATTTGGAAAAAGGCTTTATGGGTAGGGTCGGTGTTGGACTTCGTGGAAGAAGTACAGGCCCCAAATCCCGTAGAAACTTGGCGGCTATCATTGAGTTTGGACGCAGAAGCTTTACAGCCATCATCCAAAACCCTACTTCTGGCTTGTATAAGGTAGAAATCCCAGCTGTACCAGGACAGCTTTTCCTAACTAGGACAGCTCAAAGACATTTACCAAGGTTCGAAAAGAGTCTTCGTATAAAGTTTGTGGAAGAGATTATGCGCAAGCTTAGAAGTGCGGAGAGAAAAGCTAGAACCAAATCTAGACGGCGGGCGGCATGAGTACGTTAAGTCCAGCAGAAAGAGCCCTGGTTAGAATGCTTACCGTAGATGCCCAGGTATCAGCGGTGGTAGGTACTAGAGTCTCCCCGTTGGTTTTGGACCAAGAGCTACAGTTACCAGCTATAACTTACGAGCTGTCCAGCTCTAGGCCGATGTCTACCCTTAGCGGGGCTAGTAACATTATTTCTCTAGACTTCGATTTGTTCGCTATGGCCGAAACTTTTAGCGCAGCTTCGGACCTGGGGGAAGAAATCCGAAAATGTCTAAGCGGACGGAGAGAGACGGTTTCTGTCCCGCTAGACGGGGGCGGTACAACAAATGTTACGGTCTTGGGATGTACCCATACCAATGGCCGAACAAGTTATAGCTCCCCAGTGGACGGGGGCAGAACCGGCGTATACATGCGCATGCTTTCTTTTTTGATGACCTACAGAGCTAACACGGTGGATAACTAATATGGCTGCATTTCTTGGACAAGGTGCTTCTTTAACTTGGAACAGCGGAGCGGTTGGGCAGATCCTTAGTATGGACGGTCCAAACGTCGAGCGGGCCATGATTGATACCACCAACCTTTCCACGACTCAAACCGTAGACAGTAATACGGTTCGTTACCGTACTTTTGCAGCTGGTTACGCGGACGGTGGCGAATTCTCTATGGAGCTCCAATTCGACCACGACGACAGCGGTCAGGGGGCTATGTGGGACGACTTCGAAAGCGGTACGAGTCGGTCGGTTACTGTGTCTTTCTCAGACGGAGATAACTACACGTTTACCGGGTTTATTCGTTCTATGAGCTTCTCCCAAGCTATCGACGAAGTTAACCGAGCTAACGTTACTATCAAGATCACCGGCGGCGTGGACCATACTTCTGGCTAAATCTAAAAAAGCGAGGGAACAATGTTAACCAGATTAGATATTTTAGGGTCTGACGACCTGGCGTTTGATACTGTCCAGGTCCCAGAGTGGAACGGCGAAGTCCGGGTTCGAATGCTTACAGCTGGACAGCGTGATAAGTTCGAAAGCGAAGTAGCTGGGCTTGGTGGTAAGTCTAAAAATATGACTAACCTACGGGCTCGCCTAGTAGTTTTAACAGCTTGCGACCAGGACGGGGAACAGCTTTTTAAGCATAGCGATATCGAAGCTCTTTCTAAAAAGTCTGCTGCAGCTGTAGACAAGGTGTTTAGCGTTTCCGCCAAGCTCAACGGGTTTACCAGCTCAGATATCGAAGAGCTAGAGGGGGAATAAAGGCCCGACCCACTAGCCGGTTTATATTCCGGCTAGCTCTTGCGCTGGGGATGACCGTAGGGCAGATAAGACGCGAGATGTCCAGTCTGGAGCTATCAGCCTGGGTAGCTTACGACCGGCTTTCTCCAATCGGTCCAGAACGCCAGGACATTAACCAGGCTATCGGTACAGCTGTCCTGGCTAACGTCCACAGGGGCAAAGGTTCTAAACAATATAAGCCCCAGGACTTCTTACCGTTTTTCAAGGATGCCAACAAAGCTACGACAGCCGAAGAAATGAAAAGACGGTTCCAAATGATGGTCCGCCCAAAATAAAGGGTCTTGGCTTTGGCGACAGTAAAAGCTCTACATATTGCTATCGGTGCTAACACTTCTGGATTTTCTCGCGGGATGAAGAAAGCCAGACGGGAGCTCCGTACTTTTATGCGGTCTGCAGCTCCCATAGGTAGAGCTGTTAAAAGCGGTTTCCTAGCTGCTGGAGCTGGCGTAGCTGCTGTAGTTGGCGGGGTAGCTCTGGCTGTTAGAAGCTTCGCCCAGTTCGAGTCCGCTATGCTTAGGGTAAAAGCTGTTACTGGGGCTACTGGTTCCGATTTTAAATCTATGTCTGACCAGGCTAAACAGCTTGGAGCTACTACAGCTTTTACGGCCCAGGAAGCGGCCCAGGGTATGGGGTTCTTGGGACAGGCTGGCTTTTCTGCTAACGAGATTATGGAAGCTATGCCAAGCGTTCTGGACCTGGCAGCAGCTGGACAGCTAGAGCTCGCGGACGCTGCAGATATTACAGCTTCTGTACTTCGCGGCTTCGGTAAGAGTGCAGCGGAAGCTGGTAACGTCGCAGACATTCTGGCCAAAGCAGCTTCGAGCTCTAACACTTCTGTACAGGAAATGGGCGAGGGGTTTAAGTTTGTTGGTCCCGTAGCTTCTGCTATGGGGGTTTCCATCGAAGAGACAGCAGCTCTCCTGGGGGTTCTGGCGGACGCTGGACTTAAGGGGTCTTTGGGTGGTACTGGACTTAGACAGGCTCTGGTAAAGCTTGGTCCAGAAATCATTAAGTCCGGGGGGGACGTAACAGCTACTCTTAAAAAGCTGGACTCCGAAGGTATCCGCGCAGTAACTGGGGCTATGAAAGACCTGGGAGCTAGAGCTGGTACGGCTGCTATCGCCTTAGCGAACAATACCGATAGAGCAGAAGAGCTTACGGAAGCCATGCGTAACGCGGACGGTACTACTAAAGATATGGCCGATACCCTTATGTCCGGGGTAACTGGCTCAGCTCTGGAGCTTAAGTCTGCTTTTGATGCTGTAGTGCAAGGAATCGGGGAAGCTTTCGGGCCAGCTTCTATAGGCTTTATGGATAGCCTGGCGGAAGCTCTCGGTGTGCTTCTGGATCAAGTTAAAAAGCTTGGCGAGCGTTTCGGGTCTACTGAGCTGTCCGGTTCTAAGGCTTTCGAAATGCTCCTAGACGGACTAGAAGAGTTGGCCGTTGGTGCTATGTTCGTTGGCGATACTTTCCGCGCAGTCTTCTTAGGTCTGAGGGTAGCTATCGGCGGACTGCTTACCGCTATCGTAGCTTTCCTTCGGGAGTTTTCTAACGTAGCTGGTATGGTCGTTGGACTGTTTAGCGACGAAGCAGCTAAAGATATCGAAGACGGGGTAGTTATGCTAACCCACCTGCGGGACGAGCTAGCTTCTGGGGTTGTCTCTGATGCGGACGCTATCGGCGGTTTGTTTAATGAAACCGGGGTCCGTAAAACTTTCGACGATATGCGGGACGCATTACAGACAACGAAAGACGTAGCAGAAGAAGTAACGGAAGAAATTAAGACGGGTCTGGAAGAAGTAGCAGAAACTGTAGAGCAGAAGGTAGTACCAACACTGGGCGAAATGTTCCCAGACTTGGCGAAGGTACGGGGAGACTTCCAGGCTACAGCGGAAGAAATTAGAAAAGTTCTTACTTCTGCTGGCGTTGGTGAAGGTGTTATTTCTGCGAGTATTGAAGAAGGAATTAAGCTGTCCGACCTTAGAGAAATCGAAAGCCGACTAGCAGAAATAGACCTGGCGGAAGCTCTCCTGGGTTCTGGCGGTTTGGCTGGAGCTATCGACCCGGAACGTTTAAGAAAGACAATCTTGGACAGCTTGCCAGAAGCGGCAAAAGCAGCAGAAGTAGAAGCACCAAAAACAATCCAAGCGGACGCTATCCAAACAGTTCTGGGAGCTGTAAAAGTAGACACCCAGGCTGGAAAGAAAGACTCTGATAACCTGGAGCGTATCGCTAAGAATACCGCTAACCTAGCCGATAAATCAGAAAGTCCGTTTACATGAGTTTACAAGCTGTAGAAGTTTCGAGAACCCAAACTAGCACGACAGATAACCCGTCTGGGACCAGAGAGTTTTTGGTTTTTGACGACGATACAAGCGCAGCTACAGCTTCGCTTAATGCTGCTATAGCTGCTACGGGTATTAAGTTATTTCGTAGGGATAAGAACCCAGTTCTAGGCAGACTGCTTCCTTTGGAAGTTACTGTTTCAACAGACCTGGAGGGTCCAAATAAATTTAAGGTCTCTTGGAAGTATGGTCTAGATGTCGTAACAGACCTTGAGACAGAACCAGGGGACCCGTCGTTTATCGACTTTTCAATAACCCAGCGACCTGTACCAATCGACACTTACAGAGACCGTACGGCGGATAACTCTGGTACTGGAAACATTCTTACAGATATTGCAGGAGAAAGCTTAGACACTGGCGGGGAACCCCTTACCACGTTTGTTAATCAGCAGGATTTGTCTATTACGATTAGGACAGAATCCTTCGCAGAAATCCCTATTTCTACTTCCCTGGGACTGCTAGGTAAAAGAAACCAAACCGCATTTTTTGGAGCTGCTGCTGGCTTCCTTCTGTACACGGGTCTTAGCGTCCAGCGGGATGGGGTCAACAGCTATAACTCTACCCTTACTTTTACCTTTGACGAGTTCGCCCACAGGAGACAAGTACCACTAAAGGACCCGGACGGGGTGGTTATCCCTAAGAACAATGGGACCACCGGGGAGCCGGATTTTGCAGCTAAAACAGTCCACCTAAAGCAACCTTTCCCAAAAGTCGCAGAGTTTAGTCTTCTGGGTCTCCCAAATCCGGTCTAATGAGAAACTACCCTACGATTACCAAAGGTCTGGGTAAATTTACTCCAGACATTTTCGCCAGGCTTATGTCGATGCTTCGAGCTTTCGAAACTTCGCCTACTGAGTTTCTCCAGGGCCAACGCAAAAGCTCCAGTACCAAAGAGCGGGTTATCCTGGGGAAAATTACAGCTACTGGAAGCTCTGTAAGTACAAACCGTTTTAAGTACACAGTTACAGAGCAGGCTATGGGGGACTTCGATAGCTCTTCTGGCACGTTTACCTTTACTGACAAGGTGGGCGGATTTACAGATATCCAAGCATTTAACACAGTTGAGATTGCCAACACTTCTAGCTTTGCTGGTCCTGGAGTAAATTTATCTGCTGCAGACTTTCCCCCTGGTATGTCGTTACAGCCAGTCTTTACAAACACTGTAGCTCTCTGTCTTATCAAACGGGACACTAACGGAGAAGCTATAGCTCTGTTTACTATCGCTAACGCTATAGACGGTTCTTGTACCTAATGTTTAATAAGAAACGACAGTGCTGTTGCAATACTCCCGTAGTGGGTCCCACCTTCGTAGAGTGCTTCCCAAAAATTCCTATAAACAGTTCTGAGAAAACCCAGACTGGTACATACAGCTTTTGGATTGAGATAGACATAGACCCAGGAGACCTAGACGACAGTTTCAACTTCGGTACTTATAGGTCGGGTTCGTCTTTCGTTACTAATAGTTCTGGTGTACCAGATACAGGTCTACAAGCTGGACCCGTTAGTTTGGGCGACTTGAAAAGCACTACAGACGATTTTGTTTTTATTCCCCAAAACGACATAGTGGGAATGCGTGAACGTGGATCGTCTACCACGGGGTTCATTCAGGGAACCATGTTTGGGGGACCTATAGCTTTGTTCCGAAGGGGCTGGAAAATTACTACGAGCTCCAGGGTACTTAGTGCTTCAGCTTGGGCAGCATTGGACGAACACCGGCAGCTTTTTACGTTTCCCCTTGACTTTGGTGGGCTTGGAGCCCGTAGGTTGGAAAACATTAGTGGCTTTCCAGGCTTCATATTTAAAAACACTTTTACAGAATCACCGACCTTAACTTTTACTGGTCCCAATTTAACATGGGAATACGATACGGCTTTAGCTGCTAATGTCCCAGCTACTTACGGGTTTGTTGGTTCAGGTAAAAAGTTCTACGACTTTACCCATCATTTCCCAAGCACCATAACGCTAAACATATCTGGTACAACTCCAATAGCCTACGGAGACGGAACCCATACAAACGCTGTACCAGGGACGCAAGCTCCAAAGTATGCGGACGTTTCTCTGTCGGGTTCGATTGTTCTAAATAAGGTATCGCAGTTCCCAGCTGGTGGGGGAGTCTTCCCTTGTGTCTATGAAGTGGATGCGAGCGCAAGCAGTCCTACCATTGGATCGGTAGACGTACAAGTAGACGACGGGTCTGGAAACATAACCACCAAGACCATAGAAATTCTAAACCAGACTACAGGAAGCTTTCCATTACACTGGCAAGGAAGAACAGAAACTTTGGAGTTTCCGGGATTCCCAGTTTCCTTTTTTTCTCCCATAACCTGTACTACTGATATTGGTTACCAACCTGGTCTAAATGGTTTTGTTTGTTCAGACTGTAACCCAAATAGCGGAGAGTACGTTTACGGAAACTGCAGTCCAAAGAATTACCCAGGCTCTAGCTTAGGTCGTAAAAACTGTTTTCCATTGTTAGACCAAGTAGACGAAAGCTCTGTCTTTCAAGATAACACTGTTGGCTTTGATTATGTCGAGGGTTTGTTTTCTGACGACTTACCTTTAGGGTATTCCTTCCAATTCTCTCAGGGCTGCGCTAACTTTATCGAAGGGCTAGACATAGCCCCGGTATTTACCTGGGGTAAAGCTACTAACTCAGCTGTGACAGTCTCAGTAGAAAAGCCAAGCTCTCCAGGTCTTTCGTCTTATCTGGTGAGTACACCGGACACAGCTTGTAGCGGTGGGGTCTTCCCGCCACTGGTGGACTTTTTCTTTAATGGCCCAGAGCCACCAATTCTAAGCGGTAGCGGTACGGTCCAGATTGGACCATTTCCTACCCAAGCTTTGTTATTCGTAACCTAGATCCGAAAGAGTAAATATGGCTATTGTCGCATGGACTGGAAATACTGATGGGGACTGGAACACCGTAACTAATTGGTCTACAGGTGCTCTTCCTAATGCTGGGGACGATGTTATTTTTAACACGACTAGCCGGGACGTTACCGTTTCTTCTAGCGTAGCTTCTACAAACTACAATAGTATTAGGATTCTTCCAGGCTTTACGGGCAAGCTCGGAGTTGCTGGTACAAAACTAGAAGTAGACGCAGCTAACCTTATTATTGCTACGGACCAAGCCCAAGTCCACCTGGACGGGGACTATACGACTGGGGTTATTACGGAAGTCTTTAATGGTAGTGCTAGTTCTCCGGGGATTACTTTTGGTACACCTAGCAGCTTTAGTACGTTACGGGTTGTTGGTGGTAACTCGGTTATAGAATTTGCGGGGACGGTAACTACTCTACAGGTGCTACAAGCCCCCAGGGTTACCGTATCTGTACTATCTACAGCTACAGCTTTTGCCAATCTGTTAATGGACTCTGGGGAAGTTACTACTGCTAAAAGTTTTACTACAGCGGACGTATCTGGTGGAAGCGTGGATTTGACCGGGGCAGCTGGAGCTACGACCGTAAACCTTACAGGTGCTGGAAACCTAAACCACAACTCCACCGGGACGGTAGCGACACTTAATGTTTTCGATACTGCTAGCCTGGCTAGTACCGTTAATAACTCTACTTCTACTGGGGCTGTTTTTACAAATACAAACCTATACGATGGAACAGTAGACGAAAGAAACGGCGCTGCGAATACGACATTTACCAATGGTATCACCATTATTGGCGAAGGTACTATTCGACCAAACGTAAACAGAATTTTGACGGTTACATAATGGCTGGGGGAGATTGGACACCGGACGAATTAGGTAGCTCTACTCTATCTGCCTGGTTTAAAGCAGACAGTATTACTGGTGCTGATGGATCTAGCGTTTCTAGCTGGGAAGATTCTTCTGGAAACGGAAATAACGCAAGCCAAGCTACGTCCACAAGACAGCCTACCCTAGAGACCAACGAGTTAGCGGGTCTACCAGTGGTTCGTTTTGATGGTACTAACGACATTTTGAGCGATAGTGATATATCAGCTCTCGACGTTGGTACAGGGGATGTTTGGGTAGCTGCTTTGTTTAAATGCTCTGACCAGAGTAACGTAGACTTCATTTTTGAGAAGGGAACAAACCAGCTAGCTTTGATGGCTGCAAAGAACGGAAATTTAGCAGTACGTTTAGGGGGTACAAACAATATACCGTTACAAACGGCTGGTAACTGGAGTCGTACAGAGTTTGTCTTAGTGACGGGTTCTAGGGTTTCTTCGACTTGTACGGGCTTCGTAGACGGTTCTCCTATGACTACCACAAATACGACCAACACTGGGAGTATTAGTAATGCCAACGTTTTTGATATTGGTGCAGCTTCGGTAGGTGGTAATCCTATGCAGGGAGACATAGCAGAAATTTTAGTAGGGGGTGCTACGTTATCTACGCAGAATAGAGAAAAGATTGAAGGTTACCTAGCTTGGAAGTATGGACTCCAGGCAAATTTACCCAGCTCCCATACTTACAGATTCCACAAACCAACAATCGACCCTATACGCTGGCAAGGTGGGGTAAACGGAAGCTTGGGTAATGCTCTTAACTGGAGTAGCGCAGCAGTACCAACAGCCAGAGATAAAGTTCTTTTTGATGCGGAGTACACAGCTAATACTATTACCGGCTCTCTTACATGCGGTAGCGTTTTCGTAACACCTAGCTTTTCTGGAACGATTGGAACGTCCGAAACCCCTGCTACTTTTACAGCTGAAACCGTGGTACTTGCTACAGATGATGGAGAGCTAAATATAGAGCTCGCGTCTAATACACAGACGTTCGTTACTGGATCGGCTGGTGGAGTAAACCTAACTGGCTCTGGGACCAATATATTTATGAGGTCCAAAAACTCTACCACGCTAGCTTTAACAAATAATAACTCTATGAATATCGACGTAAGGCATCCGAGCGGTAACGGTGGTTTGGTAAACCATACGTCTGGAGACCCGCTAAAAACTACTGTGGGCTTTGGTGGTAATGTCGAGCACAGTCATAGTGCCGGATCAGATACCGTAGAAATAACCGGAAACGGTAGGTACATACATACCGTTAGCTCTATGCCAGCTTTCTTTCTAAGGGGCGGTACAGCTATTTTTGACGGTGATTTACTAAGCGGTGTTTCGGACTTGCTGGGCGGTACGTTAAAGCTTGGTAGCTCTAGCGATAAAGCAGCTTTGGAGTTTGGCGTAGTTCGTGTTTACCCAGGTGGTTTTATGGACTTGACGGGTAGCTCTACTGGACAGGTTACCTTCGGAAGCTCCAAGGTCTTAACGTCCCAGGGCGGGTCCGGGCTTAAGCTGGGTCCTGGTCGTTCTGCTGCTATGGGCTAGGACCTTTGACAGATTAAATAACATTTGGTAGCTTTTGGCTGCGGGCTTTCTGACTGCTGCGGCGGGATGGATGGAAAAGTCCGCGAGCTTCCTTTTGGCCCGTCCTGGTTTTTTGGTTGACCGGGGCGGGCATTTGGCTACGGCCAGACATATACGAGGGTTAATTATGGCGGACGGACTCGCCCAAAAAATCCAACGGTCTTTGGACTTATTCCATGAGATAAACGGAATAAGCGAAGGCGCAGCTTTACAAAGAGCAGACGACGTAACTAAGACGGCTACCCGTTGGTTTTGCTGCGCGCCCTGGATTCTTCGGGGTTTGTTAGGAACCCAGATACTTATAGAACAAAGGGGAGACGACGAGCTTTCTAGAGTTTGGGACTTAGAAAAAAGAGTTCCAGACCTGGACGAGTTCGCCAGTCTTCTTAACACCACAGTAAAAAACGCTAAGAGGGTTGACGGATATGACGATTCCAACGGGTAGCTTTTTAGAAGAAGAAGACAGCGTTTACCATGCGCACGCCAAAGAAGGTCGGGCTATCTCAGCTTCTGCTTTGAAGGTCTTTAGACAATCTCCCAGGGACTACCAGGCCAAGTATAAAACATACGAAGTAAAGCACGCCGAAAGCCCAGCTTTGGTGCTAGGCCGCGCAGCTCACGCTTTGATTCTTGAAGGTACTAAAAAGTTCGAGTCTGAGTTTGTAGTAATCGAAGACTTAGACCCAGAGCTTGGCTTCATCAACAAGCGTACCGGGGAAGTCTACGGAGAGAATACGAAAGCCTGGAGAGCTGCTAAAGCTAGCTTGGACGAAGTAAGACCAGGACTACAGCTTTTGTCTAAAGCTCAGTGGGAACAGTGCCAGGGTATGGCCCAAGCTGTAAGGGAAAACCCTGTAGCTTCTAAGCAGCTGGAAACAGGACAGCCAGAAAAGGTCTTTCGTTACCAGTGCGATAACGAACCCTTCGCTAGACAATGTAAGGTCGATTGGGTAGGGGAGTGGGGCCAGGGGGGAACAATCCTGGTAGACCTAAAAACTACGGAAGACTTGCGTAGCTTTAAAAGCAGAGCTCTTAAGTTTGGATACCCAGAGCAGCTGGCTTTCTACCGGGATTTGTTTTCTAAGACAGTGCCTAACTCCTGTGGCTGTGGTATCCCAGTTCTGTTGGTAGCTGTCGAAAAACACCCACCGTATAAGGTCGGATGCTGGAATTTCCAAAGCTCGGAGCTGTCCAGAATCCAGCTAGAAAATGAACACCATATCCAGGAGCTGTCCCGTATTTGGGAGCAGAAGGGTAACTGGCCAACAGGTTACGAAAAGGTCCGTCCGTTCTTCGCAGAAAGCACCGATGGCGATATTTAACGACCACGGCGACTACTTACACGGTCCAGACCTATGGCTTTCTGGGGACGACCTAGACGTTACCAGAGCTATAGCTAAGGAAAGATTTTCTAAGCATGTACATATCCCTAGACGGGGACCTGGGGACGCATGCGACGAGAGAGAATATTTTTCCAGACAGCACCAGGGAGCTGTAGCTGAATGGTTTTTACAGTCCCAGCTACCAGAGTCTGTAGCTAACTCCAATGAAGCTGGGACCTGGGACTTATTTTTTAGGGGGCAAAGAATCGAAGTCAAAGCTAAGGGGCCACAGACCCGAAGCCTGGTAGCTTGGGAAAACGACATAGCTAAAACGGCTGACTACTGGTTCGCTGTTATGGTCGATATGCGTAACGCTTACGCTTGCATAATCGGATATACAAGCCAGCTGGAGTTATTCGACCCAAGTAACCGATTTACTTGGACAGACCCCAAGACTGGGGTAAATCGTGGAGCCCAAAAGGTTTCTTTTTCAGAGCTCACCCCATACGGGAAAGGGCCATTATTCCAATAGCCAAGGAGTGGATATATGGATTTTCAGCAGACAGTCGGCGGGTCTTGGATTCGCCATAATAATTTCGAATTCCCAGCGGTTCTAACCATTAAGGGGGATGTAGAAATCGGACAGTATCAGGACGGGTCCGTTAGCTACGCTCTTAGCTTCGAAGAAACCCCCATGCGTCTAGGTCTGAATGTTACAAACCGTACCAGGCTTATAGAGCTTTTCGGACGGGAAACCAGAAACTACCAAAGCAACAAAGTAGAGCTTTACGTTGAGCCGGTGAATTTCCAGGGTACGGCCAGCTTTGGCGTAAGGCTTAGGGCTCCTGGTGGCGGTAGCTTGCCCCAGGGGGGCCAGGGCTACAACAATGCCCCAGTACCCCAGCCAAGGTACGAAAGCCAGCAGAAGCCAAACCAAGGCTCTAATGACGGTGTCCCGTTTTGAGTGGCCAAGAATTACCAGGAGCTCCAACGTCCGCCAGCTGGGTTAGGTGGTTTCCCCAGAAGTTTTCTACGGCTGTAATGATGCTACCCCTAGAAGCTCGCGGGGCTTATGTAACGCTTCTTTGCTACCAGGCCAACGGCGGAAGGATTCCAGATAACTTTGAGCTGTTAACGGTCTGCTGTCCAGGACTAAAGCCTACGACCTGGCAGCTTGTTAGGCCATTCTTCGAAGTTGAAACGGACCCAGACAGCGGGGAAAGCTACCTGGTAAACCGCAAGATGGAACAGGAAGTCCAGAGAGCAGAGAAGCTTAGGACAGAAAAGGTCGAATCCACCAGACGATGGCGGGATAAAAAGGCCGCTATGCGTGGTGGAAACGTGGTTACCACAGAGTCTACTTCGTGTACCAGTAAGAAGAAGAACCAGAAGAAGAACCAGAAACAGAACCTTCCCCCCCCTAACCCCCCCCAGGGGGAAAAGGGGGGTGGGTCGGATTTAGTCATCGTGGAACAGGTAGAAGCCTGGTGTCTGGCTTGGAACCAAAAGCTAGAGAGCTACGGTAAGTCTGTCCGTCTTGGTACTAAGCGGCTAGCTATCGCAGCTCGAAGCTTGGACCAGGGTACTTGGGCGATGATTGAAGGAGCTTTTTCCGATGCGTACAAGAACGGGGTAAATAACCCAAAGCAGCAGATAAAAAACCCTACTGCTTATGTTCTTGGTTTGATTCGTGAAGCTAACGAAGATGGCCAGTAATGAGCATGACCCACGAAAAAAGACTTAAGCTCCACCTAGAAGCAGAAGAGTTTCGGACTGGTGGCGTAAAGCGTACGCTTACCACCTGGAAACGTAGAGAGCTAAGCCCAGACTGTCGTTTACCAATGAATGCCAAAAAGCTGGTAGGTGGCTTGGTTTCTCTTGGGCATTCGATTCCAGACATAGCTTTAGAGTTTGGTTTTGATAGACATACGACCACTAGGTTATGGCTAGCTTTCCAGAGTTTCCCAGAAGAGACCCAGGTAGAAGTATTCCGCGAAGCTGCAGCTAAAAGGCTGGTGGCCAAGAACCGAAACGGTAAGTATGGACGCACCAGAGAAACTAGCTAGAGAGCTTAGGTCTGTCGTCCAGCGTTGGCGGATGGAGTGGAACATATCTACCGCCGAGCTTCTAGGTGCTTTAATACTTGTAGCTTTCGAGTTATGTCTGTCTGAATGGTCGATTATTGATAACGACGAACCAGAAGAAGAAGACGAAGGAGAAGACATCTAGATGCTATGTCCTAAAGGCTGTGGCGAGTTGATACCAGGCGGCTCGCATGATGATAACGACGGCTTGGGCGGTGTTTACATTGTCCATAACCTTAGCTGTCCAGTATGCGAAAGAATCGTCCTGGACTACGAGCTGGTTTACCGTGAAGAAGAAACGCCGAAACTGCGACAGAGTAAACCCACTAACGAAGACGACCCTAGAAAACCAAGGGTATTTGGTACAGAACGTTGAGCAGACAATACCGGGAACCAGGGGAATCAAAAGAGACCTTTACGGTTTTATTGACTTCCTGGCGGTTTGTCCCTACGAGACTTTGGGCGTACAGGCTACGAGTCTGTCTAACGTTAGTGCTCGGAAGCGTAAAATTCTTGGAGATAAACACGAAGAAGCTAGAGCTTGGCTGTCTTGCCAGGGAAGAAGACTGGAAATATGGGGCTGGGGCTGGGACGACAAAACCAATAGCTGGTTTTTGGACGCTAAGGAAATAACTTGGGACGACCTACAGACAAAGACGTAATGGAATACCTTACGGCTTACGCTATCAAGGTACAGATAGCTAGGAAGTTTCCTAGGTGGTCCAGGGACGAAATAATAGCGGAGTGTTGGCTGGTCTGGTCTGGCTTGGTTAGAAAGTACGGGGACGACTTAGACGAACGCTGGCGGGGCTTGGCAAAGCAAGCTTTTAACTGTCGTTTACCAGACCGATACCAAAGAAGCTTGGGTAAGAAAATTAGACGTACCCCAGGACATGGACGGACATACCACACAGACAAAGAGCTGGGTTATGTAACACCTGGGAAAACCGAATTACCAGAAGTTGTAGACGTAGTTCTACCGTCAATACTTCGAGCTATGAAATCCCTAGAAGACTTTGTAAGGCTTTTAAAGTGAATAAAGAACCAGCTAGAAAACCCGAAGTAGTACTGTTAGCGGCCAGGGATTGGGTTGGAATAATGACTATCGCGGCTTCTATTATTCTGGCTGTGTTTTCTGCTTACTCGAACCATGATCGGATGCTTTCGGAAGTTACAGCTATACAGAAGCTACAGGGGGAACGGATCGGAAGGCTAGAAGACAAGCTAGACCAGCTCGAAAGAGACCTTAGAGACAGGTCCAGGTAGGACCTAGCTGGTTTCCGAATGAGCTGGTATGTCCAAGCTCTGGTACTTGACCCTTAGTTTTGTTGTAGCTTGCCAAAGCTCGCCAAAGCTCCAGCTTCCTGGCAGCTTGCCTAACCCTGTACAAGCTTTACCACAAGCTCCAGCTAGCTCGGACCATGTAGCTTGGTCTCTGTTTCCGTTGAGTCTTTCGGGTGGTCTGGCTATCTTGGCTGGGATTATTGCGATGATCGTCTACCCAGGTAGAACAGGTAAACGGGCTCTTATTCTTGGCATTCTTATTAGCTTGGTTCCCCCATTGTTTTTGGCTTTAGAAGCTAGTCTTCTGGTCCCAGTGTCTTTGGCTACTGTGGTTATTGGTGGGGGTATGCTTATTTTTTACTTGGCTCGCTCTTGGGAGCGACGACGAAAAGAAGGAGACGAGTTATGTCTTTCATGTCCGGCGCAGCAGTAGGTATGGTTGTGGGCTTTGTTCTTGGACTGGTTCACAAGTCCAGAGTTCTTAAAAAGCTTGGTAAATGATTAAGCGAGTTACTGGGGACGGTAGGCTGGTTCCCCTGGGGCAAAGAGACCGGGGACCAGAACCCAGGAAAGACAGAAGTACCAGGGCTAACCGTGGTCGGCGTTGGATGAAGCTTAGAGCCCAGATCCTGGCCAGAGACCCAGTTTGTAAAGCTTGTAACGCTGCAGCTTCGCAACAGGTAGACCATATAGTACCCCTGTCCCGTGGGGGGGACGATAGCTATACGAATCTCCAGGGACTCTGTATTTCATGCCACCAGGCTAAGACCCTGGCGGAATCTAGACCAGTTCCAGGAATCGAAAGAGCTAGCTTAGGTAGCACAGTTGTAAGGCATAATCCTTGGGAGACCAGGGGTTGAGCTGTCCAGCTTGCGAAAAAAGACAAGCCCAGGAAGCCAGACAGCTTTCGGACTGCGAGTCTAAATGTAGGGAAATGTCCAAGAAGAACCAACGGCTTACCCTAGCTCTTACAGTTATGGCTACGCTTCTGGGTAAAGAATCTTTGGACCTAGCTCTAGGTCTTTCGTCTAGCTTGGACGCATTTACAAGCGAAGCTAGCCAGCTTGGACCAGATACAGAGCTGGCAGCTGTGACAGCTCCAGACCAGGAAGCTCGCAGCTGGAACAGTTCTGGTAGCTCTCTTATAGAGCTTCCCCTTTTTCCATACTTGCCAGCTTTAACTCCAGAGCTTGGTAAAAGCTTCTTTCCTAATTCGTCCCAAGACCAGGACATTTGGTCTGGTGAAACTTACTCATTTGTTCCCCAGTCCAGCGGGCTGGCTTTGATGTTTTTAGCTTTTGGTTTTGGGAGTCGTAAACGATGTTCTTAACTGCTTTGGCTTTGGCTTTTTCTGGTCCACCAGCAGACCCAAACTCTGTGGCTATGTGGGTAGACGACCTGGGAAGGCTTACCCCCTTTGGCCGGACGTTTGACGTTTACATACAGACTGGGTTAGATCCAGAGTTTACACCGCCAAGCGGACGACCCAGACCGCCGTACATGATTGGGGCCACCAGGGGTAACGAATCTCCAGCTAGGTCTTTTTCCTGGGTTATTGAAGGCGAAGTATTTAAGAACCGCCGAGACGCTACTTACCCATTTCTAGAAAACTGTACAGAATGCCAAGAATACTGGGAGCAGGATACGGGTATTAAATGCCCCAGTCCTGGTGCTTACTGGGACTGTATCCAAAGTAACCCGTACCAAAGGTGGATGTACCTTGGCCAAAACTACACTCCAGTTAACTGGCAAGTACAAGCTGGGTCCTGCTGTCCCAATACTTACGACTTGATTGGACTGGAATACTTCTGGTGTGATTCTTGGATCCTGTCCGGGGAACCTGGGCGGAAGTACGGACAGAATCAGCAGATGATTTACCCCCAGGTCCAAGCCCAGCACAAAGACTTGATCGAATCGAACACTTATAAAGCTTGGGACCCCTACCCAGTTGGACAGGTTCCAAGCCAGGTCTGCTGTAGCTCGCCAAGCCAAAACGATTACGCGGACTTGATTATTTGGCGTGGCCATTTACAAGACTGGTCTAGCTCCAAGTTTCCTGGGTCTTTCCATATCGCCAGGTTTACAGGTCCAGACCTTTTCGCCAGCTCTGGCGTAATTCGTTTTGCCTGTGGAAATAGCTACCCTTGCGACCCTTCCCCCTACCAAGTTAGTTACGAGCTAGACAATATCTGCCCAGCGGACCTGGACGAAAACGGACGGGTAGGCTTCGAAGATTTGCTAAAGGTCCTAGGCGACTATGCAGGCTTTCAGTATCACCCCCAGACGAACAATGGCTTAGAAGCTGTCCTGGTCGTACTGTCTTCTTGGGGAGCTTGTAGCTAAAAGATAACCCCCTTAGCGGGTGGATTGCTAAGGGGGTTTAGGGAGACGAGAAGAGAAGCAGGAAGGTTAGTCTAGCTTAGTCGGTTTCGACCCGATCAGCAGCACGAAGCCAAGGGGACTGGGAGTAGTTGCCGTGCCAGACATACTCCGTACCACCGTAGACTTTCACAGCTCTACGTACGACTTCTCCACCTTTGTTAATCCAGATGGACTTAGCAGTACGACGGATTACCAGGTGATTGGTACGAGTGTCGCTGTCGTCGTTCCAGGCCATAGAGTAGGTTTGGCCTGCGACGAATTGGGCGACGATTTGGACTGGTTCGAGTTGGTTGGTTGAGTTGGCCATTGGTTGGTTTCCTTTTGGGCGGTTCATTCCGCCAGGGACAGCTTAGTCGAAATGTCCCGGATGTGGGACGTTTGTTCTAAGTTTTTTTACTTTTTCTTTGAACCCGCGATCTTGGGCCAAAAAGGGGGGCCGAAGCCCCCCCCTGGGGCCAATCAGTCCCCTTCGCAGACTGAATGGCGGATATTCGCTAGGTCGGCAATCAGTTCGTCCACTAGGAGACAGAATCGAAATTGTTCTTTGTGGGAATCGTGGTCCCGGTCTCCGATTCGCCAGTTGGACTTCTGCAGCTGGGTTATGTCTGCTTTAAAAGAGTTGATCCGGTTACGAAGCTCTTTAACTCCAAACTGGGGCTTCGTGTACTCTTGGTCCATGTATTCGTAGGGCTTGGGCTTTGGCTTGGACTCTGGCTTGGCTTCGAGTTGGCTAAGAGCTCTGGCGGCTACTGGGCTGGACAGCATTTCCTTAAAAGCTTCTACAGCTTCTTGGTGGATTTGTTCTCTTTGTTCTGGGTTGGTCATTTACTAGATTCCTTTTGGGCGGTTCATTCCGCCAACGACAGCTTATATTAAATGTCCCGGCTGGGGGACGTTTGTTCTAATCTTTTTAAGATTTTTTTTACCTTGCCCCAGTAACGGTCCAGATTCTGTCTTTTCTTGGTCCCAGGCTTGGCTTTTAAAGCTTGGGGTCCGCCATTGTGTAGACGGCTCCAAGCTTCTTCGCGGGACATACCGGGGGCTTGGGCTTGGATTCTCTGTGGAGAGCCCCAGCGGGCCATATAGGCCCGGAAGACTTGGCAGGAGTATTCTAGATCAAATACAGACTCTGGCCATCTACCAGGCTTCCTGCTGTCTGCGAAATAAGCAGCAGATATACAAAGGGGACCAGCTGTCTTACCAGAGTCCGCATAGAAGGGAACACCGCCAGGATTCCTAGAGCTTTCTACTTCCCATATCGCTACTAGCAGCGGGTCCATGTAGCTTGGTGGGTCTGCGAAAGCTGGAGTGGTAAAGAGTGCGAGAGCTGCAGTAAAAAAAGACTTGGAGATACGCATAAGCTTTTCCTTTTGTTGGCATTAGTGCCATCTTCTGTATCGGCCAGCTTGGGGGCCAGCTCAACAGCTGACCGAAAAAAATTACGAAATCTGGTACGCTCCAAAAAACTGGGAAATGCGTAAAACCCCGTTTACGAGCTTTAAACGAAGGTTCGATGTCCAAAAACCGCCATAACAGGCTAAAAACGCAGGTATAGGGGGGGTCATTTTTTTATTTTGCGTTTGACGGTGAC